TTATGTTTGAGCAGGAGATGACTGGTGTTAAGTTCGACATACCAGCTGCTAGAGAGCTACAGACTGTCTTAGCGCAGAGACGTACAGAGATCCTTAACGAGCTGAGGGCTACATTCGAGGGCAAGCGCATCGAAATGAAGACTCCAGAATACTTCCTCATTAAGACGAAGACTGGAGATGTATGGAAAGCTTCGACTAAGACTAAACTACAGAATAAGCTCCGTGAGTGGAAAAAGCAGACTGACTACTCTGGGACCTTTAAGAGCCTCTTTGATCGTATTGAAGAAGGGCCAGTACGTATCAAGGAGGTTCCGTTTAACCCAGCCTCTCGTCAGCATATTGCTCAGGGCTTAACCGACTTATACGGTTGGGTGCCTCGTGAGTTTACTGACACAGGCCAGCCTAAGGTAGATGAGACTGTGTTAGAGTCTTTAGAGTACCCTGTGGCTAAACTATTTACTGAATACTTACTTGTGAATAAGCGACTAGGGCAGCTAGCTGAAGGTATGCAGGCTTGGCTTAAGAAGGTGGCTGATGATGGCCGCATCCACGGTCGCGTGATTCACAACGGAGCTGTAACTGGGCGTGCTACTCATAGTAGTCCGAACTTAGGCCAAGTGCCTGCTAGCTACAGTCCTTACGGTGCTGAGTGTCGTTCCTTGTTCGTTGCTAAGCCTGGGTATAAACTTGTAGGCTCTGATGCTGATGGACTTGAGCTACGCTGCTTGGCGAACTTCCTCAAGCCGTATGATGATGGCCTCTATGAGCAGGCTGTGTGTGAGGGCTCTAAAGAAGAAGGCACAGATATCCACACGTTGAACCAAATCAGTGCAGGGCTTAAGACACGGGATGAAGCCAAGAAGTTTATCTATACGTGGCTATACGGGGGAGGCAATTACAAGATTGGGCTTACTGTAGGATTTGATGAAACAGAGAAACGTGAGCTGCTTGCTGAGGATAAACTAAAGAAGAGCGCTGAGTGGTACTTTAAGCAGCAGAACAAATATGCTAAGCAGTATAAGAAGCAACCTAAAGCTTACACTGAAGATGACCATGCAGCTTATATCAAAGGTGCGTTACTTAAGGAGCAGTTCCTTGAGGCAAACCAAGCGGTGGCTGACTTAGGTGCTCAGGTTAAGGAAGAAGCTGAAGCTAATGGCTACTTGATCGGCCTTGATGGGAGGCAACTGCATATCAGACATTCACATGCAGCATTGAATACGCTACTGCAGAGTGCTGGTGCGCTAACGTGCAAAGTCTGGCTTGTTCTAGTTAATAAAAGAATAAGGGAGGAAGGGCTAGACGCTAAGCAAGTCTTGTGGACGCATGATGAAGGACAATGGGAGACCTTGGAGAGCCATGCTAAGAGAGTAGCTGAAATATGCGTGGAGGAAATGCCAAAAGTTATTGAGCATTTTCCTACCTTTACTTGTCCTTTAATTGCTAACGCCTTGATTGGAGACAACTGGAAGGAAACGCATTAATGGTAAAAGAAATAAAACTAACCCAAGGCAAAGTGGCCCTAGTAGATGATGAGCACTTTGAGGAACTTAATAAGTTTAAATGGTGTATTCAGCAGGATAAGTGGAACATATATGCACGCAGGCGAGCTACAAAGAAGGAGCGCATGGAAGGTAGCCCCACGCAAATAAGACTGCACAGAGCGCTGTTAGAGGAAAAATATGGGAAAGAAGCTTTAGAAGGAAAGGTTGTAGATCACATAAACCATAATGGATTGGACAACACTTTAGCTAATCTCCGTATCTCTTCCTTAAGGGAAAATCAACATAACCAGAGAAAATCTAAAAATAACACTAGCGGGTATAAAGGAGTTAACGCACATGGAGAGCGCTGGCGAGCACAAATATATGTAGGGGGGAAGAACGCTCACTTAGGGCTTTTTACATGTAAGCACGAAGCCGCTGAGGCTTATAACGCAGCTGCTTTACATTATTATAAAGATTATGCACACTTAAATGTCATTGAAAGGGAGAAACCGAATGAGTAAACCACATAAGACACATTCCAAAGGAGCTTGGTGTGAATACCTAGCAGCTCACCACTTTTTAGAACAAGGTTACCAAGTTTTTTGGCCTTCCATACAGCAGGGGTCTGTAGATTTTATTGTAGAGCGTGGCAGGCGCTTAGACCGCATGCAGGTAAAGAAAGCCAGCTGGCAAGGCACGCCACAGAATGGCAATAAATATTTACAGGTTGTTACAACTAACAATGATAGGGAATACACAGATCAATATGATTTCCTAGTTGTTATAGATGACGTGAAGAGAATATGGATCATTCCAGCAACTCAAGTTAACGTGAAGTGCCTAGTACTAGATGACATGTACGGTAATAAACGTCGTCCAACTGATAGGTATCTTGTGAGCCAAGAGTGGACCTATGGAAAGGAGTCTTTAGATGAGTACAGAGGTTAAAAACCATTTATTGATTGATGGTGATATTATCTGCTATAAAGCTTGTAGTATTAATGAAACTGAGGTACGGTGGGACGAGCATAACTGGGTGCTGTCAGCAAACTACACAGCAGTTAAAGATTACGCTAAGAATAATATCAAACAATTGCTTGACAAGTTTGAAACAACCAGCTATACTATAGGCTTTACAGGTAAAGAAAACTTCCGAAAGAAGGTCCTAGCAAGCTATAAGGAAAATCGTAAGGAAACCCGTAAGCCTATGCTCCTCTATAAGATCCGAGACGAGATGATCGGAGGAAAACACGGTAAGCTGATCGAGGGTATTGAAGCTGATGACATGCTTGGTATCTTAAGTACAGACAGTAGTTACCACGGAGATAAGCGTAAGATCATCTGCAGTATTGATAAAGACTTTAAGACTATCCCAGGCTGGCTATACAATCCTGACCAAGGGAATCTTGAGGAGATACCAGAAGCTGATGCTAATTATGAGCTCTTTATCCAAGCGCTTACTGGTGACCGCACAGATAACTACTTAGGTTTGCCTGGCTGTGGTCCAGTTAAGGCGCAGAAGATACTAGACGATGCAGGCGGCCCAGGTGTCCCAGCTAGCAGACTTTGGGAGGCGACTAAGGAAGCGTACGAAAAAGCAGGCTTAACTGAAAAAGATGCCTTGACACAGCTACGATGTGCACGTATACTTAGAAGTGAAGACTGGGACAAGAAGAAGAAAGAAGTAATATTGTATACACCGGAGAGTACATAATGCAAAAGTCACTATTACATGAGAACATGGACTGGAGTTTAGACTTCGAGTTTATGGGAGATGATCGAGCAATCTATAACTACGAGTCTTCAGCAGAGACTGTAGAATTGCTGCTTAAGAAAATCGCTAACGCACTAGACTACTGTTATGAAGAACTGAGGGAGACGGAGCAAGCATTTGCTTTGGTTGAGCGCTACAGTGAATCAGAAGAAGACCTAGTAGACGGATTCTGTGACTTAGCTGTGGTAGCCTTCAACGGAATCTACAAGACGTTCCGCTACTTTGGCTGCAACCATGACGAAGCTAAAGAGAAATCTATTGAGAGCTTTAGACGTGTTATTGAAGCAAACAATAGTAAACGCCAGGAAGATGGCAGCGTGCTATACAACAGCAAAGGTAAGGTTGTGAAGCCTGACACGTTTGCCCCGCCAAGGTTTGGGGACCTGATTGTATAATGCGTATTATTAACCTAGTTATTATTTTAGTCATTGCTAGCATTTTAGGTCTTGTATTTGCTGGGATGTCTGATATAATAAGAGGCAACACGAGTAAGCCTAGATATATAAACCAACTAGAGAAAGATTAAAATGAAAGTAACATTCTATAACAAAGACACAGGCGAACAAACATTTAACGACGTAGCTAACATTGCTCCTATGGGCACTATGTTCCAGCTCTTCTTCGAGAACGACGACGACACTAAGAGCATTAAGTTCTTTCCGCTTGACACTGTAACTCAAATTGATGTAGATGGTATCCCTGCTCCTAAGGAAGAGCCAGTGGAGCCTCTACTGAACACACCTGAGCTAGCGGTATAATGGGCGAAACTTTCTTCATCGGCGACACGCATTTTGGCCACGCTAATATCCTCAAGTTTGAAGCAGAAGCACGTCCTTTTGAAACTCTAGAGCAGATGCATGAAGCTCTAATCGTAGGGTGGAACTCTGTGGTAGGCAAGAATGATAAGGTATTTCACTTAGGCGACTTTTGTTTTGGGAAGAAATATCTTGAGATTGCTGGGGAGCTCAACGGCTTGAAGTATTTAATTCTAGGGAACCACGACACATATGCTTCTCAAGATTACCTACGATATTTCCATAAGCTCTCAGGGGCAAAGTATTTCCATGATTTAATACTGACGCACATTCCTGTACATCCCTACCAGCTAGAGCATAGGTTTAAAGCCAACGTCCACGGACATGCGCACTCTGGAACCTTTGACATGCAGGGAAAGATCTATGTTAACGTATGTTGTGAAAAACTCCCGAACCTAGCCCCAATTAACTATGAAGAAGTAAGGCAAATGATTAACAATGAGGAACGCAAACTTAGTATATTATAAGGACAAACAAATGAAACCAGCATCAGCAAAAAACAAGGGTAGGCAATTCCAGAAGCTAATCAGTGAGTCACTACAGAGGCTCTTCTGGAGAGAACTTGATGATGAAGACATAGGGTGGTGCTCTATGGGCGCTGGGGGTGAGGACATCTTACTTAGCCCCCTAGCTCGTAAGCACATGCCAATCAGTATCGAGTGTAAGCATCGTAAGTCTTTCGCTATCTATTCAATCCTAGACCAAGCTAAAGCTAATGCTGGTGGCTATGCTCCTGTAGCTGCTATTAAAGGTGACCGTAAGAAACCTTTAGCTGTCATAGAGTGGGAGTTCTTTGAAGACTTACTCTACGCTTATTCCCAGAGCAAAGCTGATGAAGAGCATTACCTAGATGGGGAAGACCATGAGAACAAACGAATGGACATGGCCTCAACAATGTGTAAGAAGTTCATGCATGCTGATGGGTTAGACCAAGAGATGCTCCTTGAGATCGCAGATGAGTACAGAGTACCTGCAGATAAACTTGAGGAGCTTCTCGATGGAAATTAACTTAACTGTTACGGAGCTTGCGAAACTGAAGAGCCTAGTAATGAGTGAGCTTCAATATAAAATGGAGCAGCGCATTGCAGACCCTGACCTAGCTGATCTTTGGGATAAGCTAACTAAACATGAAGATAACGAATACAACATAATAGGAGAATAGAATGACTGAAGTACATAAGAAGAACAATAAGTTTGTGCTAGTAGAGCCGACAAAAAAGCATCATTTGGACATATTAGAAGAAGACATGAAAATCATTGACCAGTATGCTCAAGTAGCTTTACAAGCTTTTCTAAAAACGCAGGGCACTCTAGCAAGCGCTGAGCGTCTTGAAACCAAAAGTAGAATGATTAACGAATGTCTCTCAATCGGGGAGGAGATGTTCTTTGCTCGAGATAACTTAAAAGAAAAACTACGTCAGGAACGCTATGAGGTTAACTCAGCGATAGCTTTAGAAAACATGAAAAAACATCATGAAAAGCTTGACATAGAAGATTAGATATGTTATAAATATAGAGATAGAAGATTTCCAAGCTTGCTACTAAGGCAGCTCAAACGTGAAATCTCAATAAGTCCTGAGCACGACTTTAAACTGCTCTTTTTTAACCTTTAAATTTTGGTGGGACTAATGGAGCACAGAGGAATTATAATTAATCAAGAGAACAACGCTAAGTTTACGGCGCAAGCTGTAAAACTGCTTCAGAACTATTATATGATTGAAGAGGACGCTGGCTGCCCCCAGAAAGCTTTAGCTCGGGCAGCTACGGCATACTGCTCAGCTCCTGATGCGCCCTTTCCAGATGTAGAGTTAGCTCAGCGCATTTATACTTACGCTAGCAACCATTGGTTTATGTTCGCTTCGCCAGTACTGAGCAATGCACCAGCTTGGGGAGAAAAACCACGAGGCTTGCCTATTTCATGCTTCCTCACTTATGTAGATGACTCTATTGACGGGCTTAACAACCACACCATTGAGGAACGTCTACTATCAGTTAAGGGCGGAGGCGTAGGAGGCCATTGGTCGGATGTACGGGCTGTTAACGGGGTAGCGCCAGGGCCTATGCCGTTCCTTAAAACTGTGGACGCAGATATGGTAGCATACCGCCAAGGGGTGACACGTAAGGGAAGTTACGCGGCTTATATGGATATCTCACACCCAGATATCTTAACGTTCCTTTCCATGCGAGCACCTACTGGTGGCGATGTTAACAGTAAATGTTTCAACTTACACCATGCAGTTAATATTACAGATGCGTTCATGCTGGCAGTCAAATCAGGGGATACATGGACTCTTAAGTGCCCACACAGTGGGGAAGTTTACGATACATACGAAGCACGAGAACTGTGGCACCGCATACTTGAGATGCGCTACCGTACTGGCGAGCCTTACCTGAATTTCATTGATGAAGCTAACAGGAACTTACCTCAGCCTCTTAAAGATGCAGGCCTACGAATTAACGGGTCTAACCTCTGCCAAGAAATCCACTTACCTACCGCTAAAGACAGAACTGCAGTTTGTTGCTTAAGCTCAGTGAATCTGGAATACTATGATGAATGGAAAGATACTAACATGGTAGCAGATTTAATAAGGTTCTTGGATAATGTGTTAGAGTATTTCATAACCAACGCTAAAGACTCGCTCCCTTCAGCGGTACATTCAGCAGAGCGAGAAAGAAGTTTAGGGTTGGGCGCTATGGGGTTTCATAGCTACCTACAGAAAAAGAATGTTGCCTTTGAGTCCCCTATCGCCCAAGCTTTTAACAAAAACATTTTTAGAGGAATACAGGAGAAGGCTAAGCTCAGTACTAGAGCACTGGGGAAGGAGCGCGGTGTGTATAGGGACGGGGAAGGTGTTGCGAAAGAGCGCAATTCTCACTTAATGGCTGTAGCTCCTAATGCTAACAACAGTATCATCTTAGGGACTTCACCTTCCATTGAACCTTGGAGAGCTAACCAATATACACACCGGACTCGTGTTGGTACAGACATCATAACTAACAAAGCGTTGGAGAGAAGGTTGCAAGAGCTGGGGCAGGATTCAGAGGAAGTCTGGGACTCTATTGAGGAATGTGAAGGATCTGTACAGCACCTTGAGTTCCTCACTGAGCATGATAAAGAGGTATTCAAAACTGCCGTAGAGCTTGACCAAAGGTGGGTGATCCAGCACGCTGCTGATAGACAACAATACATATGCCAGGGACAGTCTGTGAACCTTTTTTTCCCGCGAGACGCGGATAAAGCATACTTAAACCGAGTACATTTAGACGCATGGGAAAGTAAACTTAAAGGGCTCTACTACCTACGGACTGAAGCCCAAAATAAAGTAGAGCATGTTAATAAAAAAATCGAAAGAAAAGCTTTACAAGACTTTGACGATTGTATAGGATGTAGCGGTTAACGGAAGGATAATAACATGAGCGTAACAGAAGCAAACAAGACTTGGGCAATAGACTACCCAGATTTAATGAATAAAGCAGTTGTTAGTGAGCAAATGCATTGGCACGAGCTTGAGGCTGATTTACAGGAAGACCTCAGGCAGTGGCGAGATGGGACGATAACAGACGCTGAGAAAAGCTTGATCACAGAGATAATGAAAACGTTTACTCAGTCCGACGTTGAAGTAGCTAAAGGCTATAGTGACTTTTTCCTCCCCACGTTTCAGAACCTGTCGGTAACTCACATGTTAATATCTTTCTTAGCGCGTGAGTGTATCCACCAGCGTGCCTACGCCATGTTTGTGGATACGGTAGGGCTTCCTATGGATTCTTTTTCAGTTTTCCAAGAGTATGGTGAACTTGTGGAGCGACTAGAAGAAATGACTAACATGGACGTATCCACTACCCCAGGCATCGCTCGGGCAGTAGCTAGAACAGTCGTGAGTGAGGGAGTATGCCTGTTCGGCGCTTTCGCTATTCTGCTTAACTTCCAACGCTACGGCAAGCTTCGAGGCTTGTGCACAATCAACGAGTGGTCAATCAAGGATGAGAACTTACACGTTGAAGGTATGGTGCAGCTCTTCCAGAAGTTTGTCGAGGAGAACCCTGACGCAGTCACAGATAGGCTTAAAGCAGACATTTACCAGATGTTTAGAGATGCTGTCGAATTAGAAGATAAATTTATTGACTTAGCGTTCAAAAACTGCTATGATGGTATTGAGGGGTTAGAAGCCTCTGAGGTGAAAGCTTATATCCGATACCTTGCTGACAGGCGTTTAATACAATTAGGACTAAAAGGGAACTATAACGTGAGAGATAACCCATTACCTTGGATATCTAACATTATTGGAGGAGCTAACCATACTAACTTTTTCGAGCAGCGCGTCACTGATTACGCAGCTGGAGGTTTAACTGGTGAATGGGGGTGGGAGTAATGACTAAGCTATTCTACTCAGACCCACTTGCAGCCGCTTATATGACAAGAGAACATGGGGTTAAGGTTGTGGTGGCTGATAATGAGGATGTGGTTCAGTCCGTGTCAGATATAGCTTTTGATTATGCTTTTGAATCCTTAGTAGAGCATGACGAAGAATTGCTTTACGTCCACCCAGACAGCGAGCATATCTTTGAGCCGCAAGAAGGTGATATTATTTTGCACGGCGATTGGCACTTGGAAGTAATGGACGTAACAGACGATAATTATAGCGTTTATTTGTGCATTGACCCGGTAGAGCTAGAAGAAACTGACAAGTATGTTTCAATAATCCAGCGCAACAGTAAGCCATTTTTCATGCCGGAGGTAGAGTAATGACAATAATCCTAAGAAACAGAGCACAGTGCGTTTACTGTGACGACATTCTAGAGTCTACGTTTAGGCACGACTATCGGACATGCTCATGCGGCAAAGCTATGGTGGACGGAGGCAGAGCCTACTTACGCCACAACTTAGGACAGAGAGACTTAAGCGTCACTATCCCTAGCTTCGATGATATGTCTGCTGAGACTACCCGTAAGCTTATTAACGACTTTGAAGAATGGAATGAAGCGTTTAAAGCTAAAGAGGAAGAGCACCCGGACAGGGCTGACGCCTTAAGGGATGCTAGGCTAGCAATGTACGATAGGTTTTTTAATAAGTATGGTTGGATTGAACGAATTAAACACTTAAGCACAGAGGAGACTACTAATGATATTCAAGAGTAAAGCACACAGACTACTAGCTAAGAAATGTGATGTCTACGAGCGCAGGCTTGCAGATAACCGTAAAGACAACGACCTCTATGTGAAGACTATTAATAAGCAGGCTGATGAGATTGAGGCACTGAAGGATCAACTTAAGCATACGGAGGTTAGATTAGCGCAATGTTTAAAAAACTGAAGCGTTTGTTCATTAGCGAAGTAGCAATAGACTCATGGAACCTTGACGTAGCTACGGCAGCTTTCCTAGCTCCTAGGTTAAAATATTTAGCAGAAAACTCACATGGCCATCCTTTAGGCTTGACAGAGAAAGAATGGTATGATATACTTATAAGAATGGCAGACTTTTTCAGCCAGTATGAAGATGAAGCATTCAACACATTCAGTGAATCATTTCTCCAAGAAAAAGAAGAAGTCCTGAGCCTTTTTACTAAGCATTATACTAACCTATGGGACTAGGCATGTTAGAGACGATCAGAGTTTTATTCATAATTTTTTTATTCACAGCATTTTACATGGCGGCATTATATGGCTAAAGTAACTATAGAAATTAAAGACATCGTAGACGACACAGGTAACCCTGCTTGGCAACTCATAACTGAGGTAGACGACACGCTAGTCGATATCCTTGAGCTCGATGAGGATATCTGTACACCAGCTCTAGTAGCTGCTCAGGTTATCCTTAAGAACTTAAACTTAGTGATTGAGGAGATCGATGACGAGCTCACTCGTATTGCTACGGATGCCACTGATGAAGATTAAGCAAAGCGTTACAGAGAACACTAAAGGGCTGCGTAAGTATTTAATACTTAAGCTGCTACCGAAGCATGTACAGGAGTTAGAACTTAAAGAGCATTACTTTGATCTATCCTCTGTAGACATGTCCACCCACAGCGTCTGGGGCGGTTATGATGAATCACTTGAAGGAGAACTATAATGGCTATCGAGAAGTCTACTGAAGCAATCTACGATATTATACACGGGGCAGCTGTTGAAGCTAGAGTCCGCGTGAGTGATGACACTTACGGCGAATACTTTGAGATTGACGGCCTAGACGGGCGTACTCCTGTGCGCTTGAGCTGGGATCTGCTTGATGACTTTATCACGCTGCTTACTGAGCTACGGGATGCGGACTATGAGTAGTGTCGGTCTAAGGAGCTCAACCTTCTACCTTACAGATAACTCTGTAGCTAAGTTTGTAGACGATAGCGGCATTACGCTGGAGCTGAATGAAGCTGGCATTACAAGTAAACGAGATGTGGAGGCACTAGGCGAATGGCTTATAAAAATAGCACAGGAGCTTTAAACATAGAGTGCCATAGCACGAGCCAGCTTGCTAAAGAGGGCTTTGTTAGGCGTAATGATTTAATTGATGAGTTTGTAAACGATATACGGATTGAGTATCCTATGCTGGATGCTGATGAGGTTGGACTAAGTGTGGAGCTTTATCTTGCTAGCTTAGAAGAGCTGTTTTATAATAAGGTAATGCATGAAGTTTTAGTTTACTGTGGAGATAGAGAGGCAATACAATGACAATATTAACTAACGAAGAAACACAACAAATGGCCGATAAAGTTGCACTAATGAGAGGTACTATGAGTAAGGAAGAGTTTGCTAGTAAATGGCTAGACACAAAAAAAGCCTCACCGACGGGTGAAGCTAAGATTGAAAGTTATGATTTAGGATACACTAAAGAACCTTATGAGAGCCTGACCGTACGTTCGGGTGAGGAGTTTCGGCAGCAGGGGGGTAAAGAAGATGTAATTAACCACCCGAAACATTATGAGGGGCCTGTGCAAGCTATTGAAGCTATCGAAGCGTGGACTACTGATTGGCCACATGAGATATCCCCGCACCTAGCTAATGTGACTAAGTATGTTGCTCGCTGTGGGCGTAAGGGGAAACTTAAGCAGGATCTTGAGAAAGCTAAGTGGTATCTTGAGCGTGCTATTGAGCGGCTAGACTAAGAGCCAACTCCTAGATAAACGAAAGGCCCCAACTAAGGGGCCTTTTTTGTTGCTTATAATCTCCAGTAAGGACTCTTAAGCCAGTCACACATAACAGGCCGAAGCTTTGGTGTAAGGTAGAGGACAAGTCCAATTAATATAATTACAGGGAACAAGCCGTCCAGTACAGCCAGTACTAAGGCTGCTAGAAGCAGCACAATAACTTTAAGCCAGTTAAGCTCTGTAAGAATGTTTAATAGTTTATCCATGTTATACCTCAAACTTGTTGATTCTGTTTAGCCATCCAGTTAGGAACTCCTTATCCTTAGGCCGCCGCTTAGCGAGCTTCCTCACGAACTCTTTGCGTCTCCGCAATAGCTGCCTACGTAAGGCTTTCTCTTTGCGATCTCTTTCGTCGCCATCTTCAGAGTCACCTAGGTAATCATCCAGTGCGCCTTTAGTAGCAGGACCTAAGCCGCCATCTACAGCAATATCCGCACCCAGCTCATTAAGGCTCTCCTGGAGTATCTTTGTTGAGCGTCCCATGCCGTGGTGTACGTTCATGTCGAACATAAAGTCTTGGATAGACTTAGGCAAGGAACCTACGCCAGCATCATCGAAGTAGAGCTTACCGTAGATATCTTTAGCTTCTTCTTTAGTTAGCTTCTTTACGTCGTTAGCGCCAAGGTTAGGGTCATTGCGGTAGTTCTGTAGTGTCCTCAGGGTAATGCCGTACTTAGTAGGGCCGCCTGAGTCGTTAGGGTTGTTTACGTAGCCACCTTCAAGCTTTACTGTCTTGTCGATGATTGCGTTCTTTTCTTCTTTGGTTGTAACTGGAGTTGCTAGCTCTGGCCTACACGCTGTAAGGAATAGTATTAAGTATGTTAGGAACTTCACTATGATACTTTAGCTTCTAACACTCGCTTAACCTCTGCTACAGTGCGAGCCTTGCCGTTCTTATAGAAGATAGGCTTGTTTGCTTTAGCGGCACTTGGGAATTTATCTGCAGCGATAGCTGAGTCAGGAGCTGTTAATAGTTTCTTTGCGGCTGACTGGCCTAAGAAGTGTGCAGCGTAGAGCTCTCCTGGCTTGGCTTCACGTCCTAGCTTACGTTCTATTGCGTCTTTATTTTCCTTCATAAGCACTCCAGCCATCTTAGCGTTGGCGATAGGATCCATGCGATCACCCATAGCAACACCTAAGTCAGCCCCGTATTTCTTCACAAGGCTCTTCCACGTGCCTGAAGTTATTTGGAATAAACCGCTTGCGCTGGAGGTCTTAGCTTTTGCCTTAGGGTTCAAGCTGCTCTCAGCCATTGCAATCTTACGCATTACGCCGTAGTCTACACCGCTGGTGTCTACAGCTGCGTTCAAGGCTTCTTCAATAGAGCCCTCTTTAGCAGGCTCTTCGTCTAGAGCTGTCATCGGCTTCTCAGGGATGTCGTACTTATCCATGAAGCTGCCTAGGTCGCCCATCTCAGGGGCGGCCATAAAATCTGAGTCTGCTCCGCCTCCTATTGTGTCGTCTCCTTGGCCAGCATCAAGATCTTCAAGCTTCTGTATCCGCTGCTCTAAATAATTACGATACTCAGGAGCGTACTTGTCCATGTCTAAACCCTTCAAACGCTCCAACTCACTGGAAGTGTCTGTGGAATCCTCCTCAACAACTCTAACGTCTTGCATATAATCTGTAAGGCGATTTAGGAATAAAGCTGAACCACGTACTAATTGTTTAGTAGCATCTTCAGGAGCTGCGCCTCTGCCGCTTAGTATAATGTTGCCTAAAACTGGGCTAACAAACATCTTAGCTAGACGGTTCTGGGCTTTAAGATCAAGGAAAGCTAAAGTCCACTTACGAGGATCAGACAAAGCTTGTGTTGATAAGATTGTAGCGACTAGCTCAGCTGCTTGGAGGCTTGCACCAGGGTCTGCCTGGCCTGCTGAAATAAACGCAGAGAATGCTTGCTTGCGAGACAGTGATTCTATCTCAGGCTCGGTAAACACGTTAGTAAACCAGTCTTTTTTCTTTAAGCTGTCAACCTCTTTGACATAAGCTTGGAAGTCCATGCCTCGCTTAGTCCCGCGTGTAACTAAGTCGGCTGCATCGGTCGCTGCGCCAGTTGTCTTAACTACTTTCGTTGAGAGGTCTTTCATAATTGCTGCTTTAAGAGCTGTGCGTCCTTCTTCACCAAACTCTTTAACAAACTCATCCATCTCAACCGAAGTCGCATCTTGAGCCATGCTTAAGGCCCTTTGCGCTGCAGAGTCTGCGCGCTTTAGAAGCTTCGAAGTTATTCCATTATTGATTTGAGCTACTTGATCAGCTACTAGTCTGTAGGTAGTTACCTCTTCAGGAGACAAGGCTAAGCCTAACACCTCAGGGCCGTCACCTCCAATGAACTTATTAAGATTAGTTCCTAAGTTATCTAAATCCGACAGTAGATAAGCCTTGAAAGCATCCACAGTCTCAGTGCGTTTATCTGCAGGTAACGCTTCTAATATCTGCTTAGTTGAGGTTAGCCGCTTCGGGTCAAACAGGTCAGGAACTACGGTGGAGAGCTCTTCAGCTCCGCGTAAGTTCTTAACAGCATTCATTTGCAGAACCTTCATTTTCTCTTTGTGTGCTACATTACCTTTTAACCATGTATCAGAAAACTCCTGGCTGAAATCTCCTAAAGGTTTTTCTATAGTTTTGGTTATATTAGCTGACAGCCCTTGTGCATACTTCTGCACTGTTGAGGGCACTTCGCCCGCTTGTCTAGGGTAGGCAAAATCATTTAATTTACTGCGCAGTCCTTTAAGCGCTTCGTAGCCTTGGACACCCTCTTGCAGGAGATCAACTTCCTCAATCACATCTAAGAACTGATTTAGGGACTTCTGCTCGCTTGTGGTAAATGTCCGATCGACCACCTTAAGTACCTCTTCCCCAGTCTCCTCGTTCACTTCAGTAATTGTTTGGCGGAACGGAGCTGCAGCTTTAGCTTTCAATTCATTTGCGTTTGCTTTCAGAGGTGCTAGGTTAAATGTAACCTCGTCAGCGTATCCTAGAGCTTCGTTGTAGATATCATCTATCTGTGTTTCAGTCTCAGTTACCCATTTAGCATAACCTTCTTGAGCTGCCTCAGCACCCTGCTCTAGTGTAGTGGCAGGCTTGCTTAAGTCATCAAGTAGTGAAACTTTTTGTTTGTCAATCGAGCTGCGTAGGGTGGCATCAGATAGAAGAGGCTCTGCCTGAGAGAGCATTTCCACATAATCTCGCTCCATAGCCTCAATCATAGCTTTAGCTTGTTCATCCTTCTTCGCGCCTATTAAGCCAGTAATAGCTTCTGCTTTATTTTCTGCGCGCTGTAGAAAGCTGCTTATCTGGCCAGCAGTTAAGTTTGTTTCAATGCCTTCTTGCTCAATGTAATCCACAACTAACTTTGCTTCTTCTAAAGCAGCCTTTGTCATTTTAGTTGTAGGGATAGTACCTCGAACACCAGCACCTAAAGGTCCAGCAACTAGCTCAGTACCTAATGTAGCTGCAGCCTCAATACCTGCTTTCTGGACTTGCCCCATTAAAGGAGTATCCTGGTAGCCAGCTAATTCTTCAGCTTGCTCACTCGCCATTCTTGTTAACGCTACTGTAGATGCAGTCGCTAGTGCACGTTTGATTAAAGGAACTCCACCTGTTAGGTAGAAAGCGCCGACTTCAGCTGCAATCACAGGCGCATCATCATAAGTAAACTCCACTACATCCTCTAACGTTACCGCCTCTTCATCAAGCGGCCGCCAAGGTTGGTCTGGTGATGTTCTATATATTTCTGTTTCAGTTTGTTTCTTACCTGTAAGAGTGTCCCATTCGTAGGGAACTGCCTTAAGCTCGCCTTCAGGATAATACTCAGAAAACTTACGTTGCTTCTCTGTGAGCTCATCAGAACGCTGGATAAAGCCTCGTTGGTGTGCTGAGAGATCTGTCTCAGGGACGAAACCTTCCGGCATAGTGTTTAAAGCTGCTTTACGCTGTTCTATGCGCTCATGCTCGCTTACGCCCCGCATACCCATAAGAGGGCCGATTACAGGGATACCTGAAGTCAGCTTAGCCGCTAAGCCTAAGTCTCTCTCGACTGGTGTTTCCACCGCTGAGGGCTCTGGTGTCTCCTCAAAAGGATTGTAGTCTACCTCTTCAAGCTTAATGGAAGTATCTTCCTCTTCAAAAGGATTATAGTCTACAGGCTCAAATTTTACCATTATTGAATAACCTTCATAAATTTACCATTACGTTCTACATACCAGTCGCCGTCAGCTGCTTGTCTTGCATCTTCAGGAAGACCTGCAGGCTTAGCTGGAGCTTCAGGAGCAGCTTCTTCTTTAGGCTGTCTAGCCTCATAAAACGCTTCGTTTCCTTCACTAAGCATTTTACCAGTCTTTAAGGTTCTAACTGCATTATAACGTGTTTCGGTTACAGTATCCATTAATTCTTCAATCTTAATCTTTGCTTCTTTAGCTGAGGTTGTCCCACCAAGCACAGAAGTGATGACTTCAGACATGGCGCGTTCCGTGTCAGTTATGCGGGACTCTTTCACAAGCGGGCTAGCCATAATTAAATTAAGCTGCTGGCCTGCGGATACAAACCTTGTGAACGCGTCAAACTCTTCTTCGTTCAAACCTAAGCCTTCCGCTGCGCTAGAAAGTCCGTCCCAGCCTTGCTCGTTAAAGACATTACTTAACTTACTTGCTTGGCCTTTGAGTTTACCTACAAAACCTGTAATACTAGGGAACTCATCCAAGAAGCCTACGATTTTTACCATGTGGTTAGTCGCTTGTTCTGTGATATCTGCCATAGTACGCGCATCACTTATGTCTTTAGAAGGTGCATCAAAAGCTTCCCCAGTTGGCGGGGCTATGTTTACTGTAGTTTTGGTGCCTGTTTTCTTGCCGACTACCTCAGTATTGTAAGCTTGGTTTATCTCATCATCAGTAGCCTCAGGGCGGGCTTCTCTATAAGCGCTTTCAAAATTGTTTTTGCGGTTTATAATAAAGTTAAAATCTCCGCGATTAATAAGCTCTGCTTCGCGTATTTCACGTAAGTTTTTAATCTCTTTAGTGTCTGTGCCTGTTTCCGCCGCTAGCTTCAAAACTTCTGCCATAGGTGTTGAGGGGTCAAGCATACGTGTTTTCTTAGCTTGAGTAGCTAATTCTTTATCATCCTCAATCTTTTTAAGAGCTTTCTCGTTTTCAAGCTCAGCATTAATCTCTTTTTCTTTATACTTCCACTTATCAGCATTCTGGGCTCTCTTCTCATCAGCTTCCAGCTTACGAGTATATTGATCGCCTAAGCCTTCAGTGAAACCTTTTAAAAAACTTTTAGCCATAATTTATACCATGAACCCTTCTTCAGTTACTTCTTCAGGAGCTTCTTCAGCACCTGCCATAAAGCCTTCCATTTCCTCAGCTTCCTCAATAACTTCTTCTTCGGTTACCTCAGGCTCACCAATCTCTCCAAGCACATCTTCAACAAGCTCATGCTCATTCAGAATGCGGAAGTCTTTAGCTGGCTTTAGTCCTCCCCGCTGCGCAATAGCAACTACAGTGGCTAACATCCGAGGTGTCAGCAGCATTGCTAAATCAGGACCAAACTTACCGCCTTGAGTGCCCTCTTGCATGATCATATTTACGAAAGCTTCTGCAGGCATCCCTTTCTTGAGCAAGTGGATCAATCTGCCAGCTACCTTAGGCTTCACAAGGTTATCGAACAGGAACTCCGAAGCTTCCTCTAAGTCAGTGAACTGAGGCGGCTGCTCATAAGGCATCTCACCTGGAGCTTGAGTGAGGCCGAAGCCAGGAGCAGGTGCTGAGAACTTATTAATTTCTTCTACCATTATTCCATGCCTCCTTCAGCAAATGTTTTCATACGTGTGTACCATACCCTATCTAATTCTTTAATGTTTACAGATGCTACAGGCTCAGTTGTAGCTGAGAGCGAGCGTGAGGGTGTTGTGCTCATGAAAGCGCCTTCTTCTGTGTATGTAGTAGACTCTTTACGGTCTTTATCTATAAGTTTATTAATAGAGGCTAATACAGAGCTTGTCAAGGGAGAATCCGCAGGTTGGGTAGCCTCTACAGGGCGTGTAGCGATCTCTCTAGGAGCGTCTCCGGTAGAGTCAATCAAGCTGTCAAAGAACTCACTGCCTACATCAGCTACAGTGTCTAACCCATCTCGCACAAAATCTAAAGCAGTGGTAAATAAACTCATATTATAATCCTAACACATTCTTGCCAAACCATTGTCCGCCCATCTCACCTAAGTCGCTGAGCCACGTTTCATCGTTACGGCTGTTAAATTGCCTGTTGTTCGCAGCTTGAACTGTGTTCCATGTGCGCTGCTTCTCGTTCTCTGACGCGGTGAATGCCCACGCAGCCTCATCTCTGAATGCCTGCCACATGTTATTCATGGATACACTAGACAGGTTATACTTATTCATTACGTTTGCTTGGTTAGCTGCGTTGATAGATGCTGTATTGGCCGTATTAAGATTCCTACGCCATTGTACATTAGCCTGATCGATAGTAGCAGACATATTACTATTAAACTGCTGACGATTAAACTCCATGCCAGCATTATATTGACTAACCGCCATCTCCATGTTCTTATCAAACTTCGCAGCTTCGATTTCGTTACCCACGTTCTGGGCTGCAATCTTGTTCTCTTCAGCTGCATTGAAAGTCTCCACTTGAGTTGTCAGCTGCTGGTTCTGCATCTTAATGTTGCCAATCAGCTGTGCTGTAAACTGTTCTACTTGAGTCATGCTCTGAGCGTTGAACTGGGAGGCTGCATTCTGGATGCTGGTATCAGTCAGCATGTTCTGTTGTCTAGCTTGGAAGTTAACTAGGTTGGCCTGCTGACGGTTATTAAGATTAGTCATATCCATTTGGAAGTATGAGCTTGCATCAGTAGCTGCTATGTTAATTGCCTGCTCTTGGACAGCCTGTACGATAGCTGTGGTAGCTATTGAAGAAGCACCTAAGCCCCTTGCTGACATAACTGATTCAGCCTTATTAATAGCACCTTGAGCCCACGCTGGTGGAGCTGCTTCATCGAAGTCTGAGTAGAGCTGCTTAAGCTGGCCTTGTACAGTAGCCATCTCTGAGATAGCTCCTTGAGCAGCTTGCATAGGATCTACTGCAGTTGTCAATGTTGGATCGTAGGTTGCTGAGTCGGTTGACACGCCTGCTGCAATAGCTTCAGCGTCTACAGCTTGCGGAGCTGCTGCTTGAGTGCCCTGTATGGTAGATACTTGGCCTATAGGGGCTGGCTGAGCTGCTGTGATAGGCTGTTGAATGTTATATGCATTAGGATCAATAAACTCCCCAGCTTGAGGTGTGATCATCTCTGGTGTAAACTCTGTTCCCGCTGGCAGTTGCGGATTAGTTATCTGAGTTTGCTGGTACTGAGGTAAAGTAGGTGCTGCATACTGCTGCACGATACCTGTGTCTGTTAGGCCTGCTTGCTGGCGATACTGTTGCGCACGCCCTCCGCCGAAAGCTTGGCTAAATCCACTAGCAGCTGTGGCGGCCTCTAGAGGAGTGAATCCAGTGCTTATGAGCTCGTTATAGGACATACCCGCACGTGCTGTGGGGTCTGTATACATTTGTTGAAACTGTGAGCTTGTTCTATCTGCCATATCTTATTGTACCATATTTTAAAGGTTTTGTCAAGTATTATTTCCACGCAGCGTATATATAAGTCCTGCTTGTCGTGTTTTGGAAGCCTCCTGCGCTGAAGTCCCACCCATCGTCAGTGATCTGGGCGTTAGAGGTGTTCTGCCCTATATCTGAAGTATTCGGGCGTATGTAGGTGACACTTCCTGCTGTTCTCTCCCACATGAGCGTCCAGTCAACAGAATTACCTACATCTTTAATAAGAACGATTGTAGGTTTAAAGCCTATACCAGTAATTGATTGGCTTCCCCCGTTCCCTGCATAAGAACCGAACTTACTGGAACCTGCTACTTCAGCAAACAAGTAAGCAATGTAGTCATTGGTATTAGCATTAGTTTGCGTGTTAGCGCCTACATAAAGGTTAGTGCTGTCTGGTGCTGTCTGTTGGAATGCTGTAGTAGAGAGAACACGTGCATCTGCGTTGTTAAGCTCTAGGATATAACGATCTAGCCCTACATCAATACTTGGGTGCCAGACTGCCCAGTCAGCAGTTGCATCTAAATCTTTCACTAAGGCGAACTTCGGAGCCACGCCTAAGCTGTGCGCCACGCTTTGGTTAGACCCTGAGCCTGTGTATGAAACAATGTCCATGTACCCTTCACGCTCTGCCCAAGAAAGGCTTGTGAAAGTGTCGCCTGAATCATTAGCTTTAGTGCTAGTGCCTACGCTAAACCCTCCTCCGTTAAAACTCGTGAGAGAGTTTGCATCTGTCGCTTGAGCTGCGTTTGTGTCACTTGTAGTATAGTTTGTAGCTGCGTTTACCGTATCAAACAGGTAATGACTGTCAGAAGAGTCGAGGTTTTTAAGCCAAGCGAAGCCTCCTGTACTGAAGCCGCCTACTCCTGTGACAATACTTTGCGCAGCGCCGGTGCCTTCATACTCGGTTAAGCTGAAGTCTTTCCGCGCTCCTGCGCCGTATAGCCCAAGAAGATTAAGCATTAGCTAGCATCTCCTACAATGATCCACTCATCAGTCGCTACCTTAATAGCTAAGCATGACTTGTACTGAGCATTAATAGTTACTGAGCCAGCTGAAGTTCCGTTGACTGTAACGCCTGTATCGCCTGTAATAGTTACTGCACCAGCTCCTTGCTGTAGAAAGGCAATTTGTGTTTCATCTACTGTGAAAGCTACAGAAGCGTTAGTAGGGATTGTAACTGCTTGTGCTGTTCCTCGGTTCATGCGCTGTACTGTGTTAGCGTCTGTTAGAGCGAGCGTGTTTGTTGCACCTGTGTCTTCAATTACTTTAGGGAATGCGTAGACTGGAACATTAAACGTAGCATCATCTGCTGTGTCCTCAGTAAGCTCTAAGAATGTAGTGCCGCCTGCTTGGAACTCTATCTTGTCGTTAGTGAATCGAATCTTAGTGTCTGAGTCTGCTAAGTGTACAATATCCTGACCAACAGTAACCGTACCACCAAACTGAGGGTCATCCCCTGTCTGAATAACTGTGGAGTCAACCGCCAGTGTAACTGTGTCGCCTGAGCCACTAGTGTCAATACCTGTGCCGCCTGCTATAGTAAACGTATGTGTAGCTGGCGTTACTGCACCTGAGTCAGTGCTAATGTCCTTTACAACGTCATCTCCGAGGCTAACAGCGCCAGAAGACACGCTAAAGTCAGCAGAAACAAAGCTGGCCACACCTTTATTGCTAGTTGTAGCGTCTTCGCCAAGAATCGTAACAGTACCTGTACCATTTGTAATATCTATCCCTTCGCCTGCTGTAAGTGTGGCTAATACTGGATCAACTCCAGTAGAGCCTATAAGTAACTGTCCGTTAGTTGGCTGTCCTGTAACTGTGAAAGCTCCTGTTCCTGAGCCTAGGAGTATGCCTCCGTCAGTGAAAGTAGCCGCTCCGGTGCCTCCGTTAGTTACGCCTAAAGTGCCTGTCACGGACGCTGTGAGGCTGATCTGAGGGCCATTGTCTGCAGTACCATCATGAGCGTGGCCTGTAGAAGAGTTCATTGAGTTGTCTATACCTGTTTTTACGGCATCCAATTCTAAATCAATGTCATCCGCATCGGCTGTATTACCATTAGCAATGTTTGCTGAGGCTTGTCTAGTATACCATGAGGTCATTATCTTCGTCCTTTCGCAGCTACTTCTATCTGCATATTGTCAATTCTAAAAGGTGCTTTACCAGTGTGTGAACCACTGAATCTGAATTGCCCTGTGAAGCCGGAGCCGACTAATAATTCTTTTACCTTCGGGTTAGGTGCTGCTGCTGTCCAGTTAGAGGCTCCCCAAACAAAGCTTCCCCAGACTACTGAAGATGCGTCGATTGTGAAGGGGATTGTAGCTGGCTGGAGCACGTCAGGGTCTGCTAGGTCTAAGATTAAATCTAAGTTAACATCTGAAGCACCAGAACCTTTGAAGTACATAGTAGCTTCGTGGAAAACTTTACGTATTTCAGCATCACCGAATGTTAGATGTGGAGTCCAATAGTTGAAAGTAATAGCAGATCCATCTCTATCGTTGCCCTCTTCCATCTCATAAACGTAACCATCTGAGTAATGGCCAAATACGACGCACTCATTCGTGCCGTCATAAGCCGCATCTGCCACATAAGCAGGGAAACCCTTAAGCTTAGCCCACTCGTAGCCGTTGTCTTTGTATGTTCCAAGTAATCCTTCTGCATCATCATCACCTGCACTCGTGTCTAAAGGGAGTGCTCTATATTGGTTTTTCTTCCGCACATACACTGAGCACCACTTACCTGCTCCGTATGTTGTTACTAAATCACGCACCGAAGGTTGAATCTGCTGGCTAAATAAGCCGAGCTCTACATCACCGATGCGCTCTGTACCTGCCACGCTTCGGAAGCCGTCTGGTGCTAGGAAGATTAAATCTCCTGCTACCTCTTGTATGGTGTCTCCGTCTACGCAACCTATGTTTTTAGAAACTTCAAGGATTTGGAAGTCAGCTGTGGTTGAACCGACGAGCTTGAATATACTGTTCTTACAGAAGATGTAAGGGATGTCGCGGAAGCTAGCAACACCAACAACCTCATCACCTACGTTAATCTCTAATGCGCCGTTAGCCCCGTCAAAGTCTGTTACTGCGTTAGGAGCAGAAATAGCTACAGAAGATGTGTTTGAAGCTGGGGCCAGTAGTACACGTCCTTTAAAGTATAATGCATACTTAGGAGCTGTGGGAGCGCCTGTACCGTTAATAAGAGTGTCAGTAGTTCCATTGTAATACCAAGCAGGGTTAACTCCATCAGTTTGAATAATTGCAGGCTCTGAGAAAGCAAAACTTAAGAATCTTGCTTTAGAGACACTACCTGTTCTAGCAGCTGTATTAAGCGCTGCTGACCAGCCTGAGCCTGTGCTGTAGAATATCTGGTTATCAGTGCTTACCTTACGCACTGCGAAGACTCCGCTTAAGGCCACACCTACGCCGAGGATGGGCCCTGTGCCTGGAACCGCGTTAGAGTCGAACTTGTCGTAACCTAGGACGCGCTTATAGCCGCCTTCTAAGGAGGGTTCCATATTGATTAAGTTTGTTGCAGTACCTATAAGCTCTGTGCCTTGTCGTAGGACATCTTCTGACTCTACGAGGCCACCTTGACAGCTTATAACCTGGCTTCCAAAATCTTCACCCATTATGGTTCAAACCTCATAACGTTATCTTGAGGAATAAGGGAACGTCTCATTTTATTGACCCAATCTTCCCAATACTTTACTGCTCTGTCTGTATTGCTCCGATCATCGCGGAACTCATAAGCATACCGCATAGCACCCCAGTATATGCACTTACGATACTGCTGGGGAACGCTAGGAACATCTGTGTCTGCAGATAGTGGAGTAAAATCTGCGAAGTAATTATATTTAACTGTATATGTGTCATCGGGAATAGGGTTGAAGAGCGCTTTGTTGTCTTCTGTGCGGATAACGTCTTGTGGTTTGTTACGTGCGTTAGTTCCTCCATTGATTGAATCTTCCCGTAAGTAATCTCTGTAGTAGTCCCAGTCTTTAAGCTTCAGCTCAACGTGATCTGGCCTATCTAGTGTTGCATCTCGATCGATGTAGAAGCTATCCCAGTTTACCCAGATAGCGTCGCTATTTATGTCGTATTCAGAAGTGCCTGCTATAAGCTTGCCTGTGCCTGTGCTGTTGATGGTGCCTTCAGTTACCTGCCAAGGCCACTCGTTGTCTTCCTCATTGTATATATCTTCTATAGCAGCATTCACACTGTTTTTAACATGCTTGTGAAACCCTGATGCTCCAGCAAAGGTGGAGGCTGAAAGAGGCACTTCATTAAGCGCTTCTAATATATCATTGCAAAGACCTAAGAATGTGTAATCGTTTGTTGACATGCTGCTCTCTTTAGTTAGTAGTTAGGGAGGGAACAAATAAGCCCCCTCCCCAGAACCTAATTATGCATTAGGGTAATCATCGCGATATGTTGCACGCTCTGGAACAGCTGAAAGCGGGATATCCGCATCAACCATTACAGCGATCTTACCGGAAGTGATTGCACCAGCATTAGCGACTTGCACATAAAGTGTTTTCGCAGTGGTGATAATCTCAGGGTAAGTGACAGCAACGTATCCAGTGAACTGGCCGACAGCAACGTCAGTTTGACCGTCAACATATTCGTCGGGATCAGCTGAAGTTGTACCGATGTTGGTAGTGCTTGATGCAGGTAAAGCTTCCACGATTTCCGCGTGAAGGTCTTTAATCTGAATGTCAGCAGGGAGATCAACTACTTCACAAAGAAGAGTGTCGCCTGTTGAGTAAGCATTAACTGTATCAGCAGCTGCTTTACCTAGATCAATAACAAACTGCATAGGCTTGTTAAGACCGAAGTAATTGCCAGTACTACCTGATTTTTGATTAGTTACAGTAATTGTAGCCATAATGTAGTACCTCCTAGATTAAGCAATTGAAACGTAACCAGTGAACAGATCTTCCGCTTTAAGGACGCGACGGCCCCAAACGATTAGACCTTGACACAGATCACCGAACGTGCGCTCAGATTGAACAACACGAGTGTTAAGAATAGCAGTAGCGGTTGCTACAGCATCTTTATGACCTGCCATCACAGTAACGTCACTAGATGAGCTAGTTGGGTTGTTGTTAGACATGTACATGTTAAAGCCGTGAAGCTTAATACCTGCATTGCCTAAACCATACTTAGCATCACGAAGAGCAGAGATAGGATCTCCAGTTACTTCTGCATTGATGAGGGAGCTGTCTTCTTTACGTAGAGCTTCGTAGAAAGCTGGTGAAGCAAGGAAGAAGCGACCATCATCACGAGGAGTATCATTCTCATCGAGTTGGGTTGCTAAGTGGTTAACTACGTCAAGAGGGGTGATAGCTGCGCCGCCGCCGAAGCCGACGGTAACTGCTGAGCCAGCACTACCTAAATCACTTGCGTCAGTAGCGTTGTCATGCATGTATTGTAAGATGTTAGCATCTTTAGCATTAACAAGCTTATACAAGCCAGTGTCTTTACCCGTAGTCATCCAGTCGATGTGTGACATGTGTTTCTCAATGTCGTCAACCAAGAAGTTAAATGCTTTAGCTTGGTCAATGTTCATTTGAATGTAGTCATCATCTAAGAACTGGATTGGAAGCTCTTGTCCACGCTGATAATCAAACACGTTGATTTCAGGCTCTTTCAAGATTTCCACACGATCACCTTGAGAAGCAATAGTGCCATCAAACTTGGTATTCGTGATCTCGTCACATACAGAGTAGATCCGGTTAAAGTAGATCAAACTCTCAGCGAAGATAGTTGGGCTGAACCGATTATTCGGAAAATTACCGTGACCGGGAGCAGCCGATGGTGCGCCTTGTACCATAATAGTCTCCATTTTAGAGTTAAGTTAAAAAAGTTTTAACTGCTTAGATCGAGTAAGATTTTACCGTCTCTGTAGGCAGTCATAATATCCTCAGCGCGTTGGTGCTTCTCTTGTTGAGACATTGACGCAATTTGAGACTCAGTATATAAATATTTTTTACTCGCCTCGCCTTTTGGCTCTGCCGAAGATTTCGAAGTAGTTACTACCTGGGAAGCTTTCGCCTGTTCCTCTTTCTTAGTATTCTTAGTCTCACTCTTATAAAGAGTAAGGCCATCGATTACTAACTGAGGGTCTTTACCGAACAGTTTCTTACGGCTATCTGACTGCTTCTCGAACCAGGCTTTAAACTCTTCCGAGTTGCGAACCTTGAGAGCATCTGGATGTGCTTTAGATACTGTTTCAATTAAACGGGCTTGAGCTTCTTTCTTAGCTACTGCTTCAGTAACCTTCTGAACATCCTCAAGACGCTTCTGTACGTTCTCATCCGCTTCACTTAGTTTATTGTGGATTAGAGTTTCCAAAATTGCGTATTGGTTTGGATATTCTTTAGAAAAAGCTTCCAACTCGTCAGCCGATTTCAGGTTAAGCTCAGGTTTATTCGCATCGTCAACAGCAGTCTTAAGAGTATTAATTTCTTCTCTCAAGGATTGCTCGACTTTACGAAGGTCGCCATAACGCTTTTTCCAGCCTTCGTCTTCAGAGTCGCTAGAGGATACTTCCTCTATATCTTGGGTGTCTTCTGCTTTATCTTCAGTTTTAGTTTCTTCAATAAAGCTATCAGAATCGCCAAGGTCACTATCTATACTTTCTGCTTTGGGGTCCTCAGTAACTTGCGTTGCTTCTTCAGATGTCTGGCCGGACGCTTCTTCGGAAGGGGCAGTCTGTGGAGTATCCTCAGTTTCGGGTTTCGATAATTCTCTTTGTCGCATTTCTTCTACCGCTTTGATAGCGTCATCGACGGATAGTTCAGATGATTTAGGAAGTGTCGTCATCATCAGTTCTCCTTCTTGGGGGTTTGCTAGGCAAAGTGGCCCAAAGAGAACCTGTTAAGGTCTTCTTTAAGTTGAGGGGCCCATTTCCATTTCTGGAGCCGGAGTAGCCTCTTTGCTTGCACCAATATCTTCGGCTACACCGGGGGCTACTGGTGCTTCAGCCCCTGCTTCTGCCAGAACCTGCATAGCCATCTCGCGTTGGAGAGGAATAAGCATGATTTCTGGGTTGGCAATCTCTTTAAAGTAATCCGCGACTTGTTGCCCAATCTCTGGGCCAGCTAGAGCAGTTCCAACGATCTTAGTGATCCTTACTGTCTCTGGTGTCATAAATTCTGCGATTACTTGTTGATCTTCTGGTGGCATCTGGGCTAGCATTTGATCTAGGCCGTCAGCCAGTGTTGGTTCTGCTTGAGGAGCCGCCTGTGGGGCTGCCTGAGGTGCTGGAGCTGGCTCTGCTTGAGCTATCGGCTGTGGTGTAGCCGCTTGTTCCATTTGCATCATCATTTCCTGTTCGGTTGGCATTATTCTGCTCCTGCTTTCTGTTTGTCTCTATATTCTTGGATAAATGTACGGAAGGAATTAGGTTGTAAGCCTGCTGCAGTTAGCCTAGTGCCTCCAGATACCTGCTGCTGGCCCTCAGGAGCTTGCTGAGTAGGTGTAACTTGTCCAGCTGTAGGTTGGGCACCTTCAGGGGCTTGCTGAGGCTCCTGAGCCGCTCCAGGGAGTATCTTACCTACGTCTGCGCTCTTGCCTGCTATGCCGAAGTCCCCTGCGCCGCCTACTACAGTGCCGCCTCGTGTTTGTAAGCGCTCTGTTGCAGGATCTATTACGTCTTTACTTGTTTGAGCTCTCATGTCAAAGATTAACCCAGTTGTAGGGTCGAACTTAAGATTCTCTACGCCTTGGAGGCCGCGTTGGAACTGGTTAAGCTCTCCGCCGCCTGGTACTGTCTTAGTGCTACCGTCTTCAAGTGTCACTTCCAGCATTCCAGGACGTGCCATGCTGATGTCTACAGAAGCTACGCCTGTGAGGTTCTCTGGCTTAGGCCTGAACTCTTCGCCTAGTGTTGGTGCTGCGCTAGGGCCGTCACCGAATAGCTTGCTTAAGACGACCGGAGTCATCATTAACGCGCCTACGCCGCCCATCATCATGCTTGCACTCATGCCGCTTAAAGCACCTGCTGTAGTTGCTCCAGGAGTCGCCGCTGTAGTGGCGGCTGGGAGCGC